ATGCAGTACGATTAGAGGAAGCTTTCCCTAAAGTAATACAATCACAAGATTTATCATATGCAAGTACAGATGAAATACACAAAGTGACTATTGAGTTTTCTTTTAAATTTTGGAGAAACATAGTTACTGATTCTGGTGCCCAATATGGTGCATCATTTGCTGATAAGACAACAGGTATTGCGTCTGTTGATAGTTCAGGATTTGGAATACCTGAGTGGTTAAAAAATATTCCTATTGTTGGTACAGTTGTGGAAAATTTATCTGCTGATGCCCAACGAACAATTAGAGATACAGCAAATCAGGCTATCAATCAGATACCTGTAGGCAAACTGTTTGGTGGAAAAGTGTTTCCACCATTTTTATAAAGGAGTGATTATACTATGCCGTTACCGAAACTAAAAGCACCAACTTATACATTGACATTACCGTCAGTAGATAAGAAAGTGAAATATAGACCATTTGTTGTGAAAGATGAACAAATCTTATTAACAGCAATGGAAAGTGGTGATGAAGAATCTATGTTAAATGCAATTCGTGATGTTGTTCAATCATGCACATTTGATAAAATAGATGTAAGTAATTTACCACAATTTGATTTAGAATATGTGTTTTTAAGAATTAGAGCAAAATCAGTAGGTGAAACATCTACAATTAATGTTTTATGTCCTGATGATCAAAAAACATATGTTCCTGTCACATTAAATTTAGAAGAAATTGAATGTCATGTTGACGATTCACATAATAACAATATTAAACTAACTGATACTGTTGGTATTATACTTGGTTATCCCAATTATGAGATGATTAAAGGACTAGCAGGTAAATCATTAAATTCTGAACTTGTTATAGACATTGTAAAGAAATCTATTCTACAAGTTTATGATGGTGATACTGTTTATGAATCAAGTGACTTTACAGAAAAAGAATTAGACGAATTTTTAGATGGATTTACTACTGAAGCGTTAAAGAAAATTAAAATATTCTTTGACACAATGCCTCGTTTAAGACATGAGATTGAAGTAGAAAATCCTGAAACTAAAGTTAAAAGTAAAGTAGTGCTGGAGGGACTTCGCAGTTTTTTTTAATATGCCTCTCTCATAACAGTCTTGAAAACTATTTCAAGACAAACTTTAACTTGATGCAACATCACAAGTATAGTTTGCACGAAATAGAAAACATGATACCTTGGGAGAGAGAAGTTTATGTAAGTCTATTGTTGCAATACTTAGAAGAAGAAAACGAAAAAGTAAGAAAAAGTAGGAGTAAAAGATGAGTGAAGAAATAAAAGAAGCAGGATATCATCCAGCAGATACTAACGGTGACGGAGTTGTCACTGATAAAGAACACGAAATGTATATGGAGTTTAGAAGAAAAGAACTTGAAGATCAGGATGCTCAAAGAGATGCAATGAGAAAGATGACATGGTTTGCATTATTTGGAATGTTATTATATCCTTTTGGTATCTTTCTAACATCATTATTTGGATTGGATAAGGCTGCAACAATTATTGGTGATATTGCACCAACATACTTTGTTGCAATCGCAGCTCTTGTATCTGCGTTCTTTGGCGCTGATGCATTAAAAGGAAAGAAGAAATAATTAAATGCCAACAGTAGAAGACTTTGCTAGTGATGTTCGTGGTGTAATAGACAAACTACGAAAAGAACTTGGTGGTATAACAAAAGAGATTAAAGGTCCTTTATTAGGATTATCAAAGAATGCCAAAAAGTTTTCTGATGTTTATGATGAATTAGCCAAAAGTGTAAAAGGTACTTCGGATAATTTAAATCAAGCAATAAATGATACAACAGAAACATTAATACAAAAACAAGGTCTTTTAGGTATAGATTATAAAGTTCTAAATGAAAATATTGGTAAAACACAAGGTCTTACTGCTGTTTTAGAAGATCAACTTAAAAATAGAAAAGACTTATCAAAAGAAGAACGAAAAGCAATCAAAGGTCAAATTGATGCTGCCAAAGGTTATATCAAACAAGTAACAGGATTTAGTTCAGCAACAAGAGGATTAGCTGCATCTGTCAAAGCACAAGTTATTGAAAATTTTGGTCCTGAAGAAATAATTGGTCAATTAGATAGAATACCTATCGTTGGTGATTTTCTTAAATCTGTTGGACTTGATCTTTTACGTCAAAGAAAAGCAAGAAAAGATGCAGCCAGAGAAGCAGTTGCTGATGCTGAAAGATTAAAACTTCAGGAAGAAAGAGATAATGTAAAAATAAGTGAAGCAAAACAGAAACAAGCAGAAACACTTGAAGAAGAAACTGAAAATATAAAATCAGGTGGTTGGCAGGATATGACATCTGATGGTGGTGGTATTGTAACAATTAGTGATGATTCTATTCAGTTAATGACTGAAATGTTGACAATAGGATTTAAAGAAGCACTACAAGAATCACAACCATCAATCGATTCATCAAAGATGGCTGAGATGAAAGAAGATGTTAAATCAATTGATCTTAAAAAAGAGAAAAAAGAGAAAAAAGTTTCTAAAGAGTTAAAAGATAAAAAAGGTGGTGCAGGTGCATTAGGTCTTGGACTTGCTGCCACAGGTATTGCAGGTGCAATTGGCACATTAACTGCAACTCTTACAGCTGCAGCTGCTGTTTCACCTGCAATACTCTTAGGTGGTGCTGCTATTGGTGGTGGTATTGGTGCTATTTTTGCAGGTATTGGTATTGGTGCTGCTGTTGGTGGTGCTGCTGTATCTGGTGCAATTTACTTGATTGGAGAAGCAATTGATAGTATTACAAGTCCATTAACTAATCTTAAAGATGCAGTAAAAGGATTTGAAGAATTAGATGGTGAAAAATTAAGTTCAGTAGGATTAGGTCTTGCTGATCTAACAGGTTCACTCAAAGACACAGCAGTTGCAGGTATTATTGCTCGATTTGCAGAACCAGAAGTTCTTGGTGCTCTTGCTGATTCTGTAAAGAAATATGAAAATTTAGACGGCAATAAACTTACGGAAGTTGGTGATGCACTCGCAAACTTAGACTTAAAAGATACTGCTGTTGCAGGTATTATTGCTCGATTTGCTGAACCTACTGTATTAGGTGCTCTTGCTGAATCTGTAAAGAAGTATGAAGACTTAGATCCTAGTAAATTAGGTGAAACTGCGGATGCTTTGACAAAGTTTGGTCCTGCATTAAGTTCTTTTGCTGGCGAAGGTGCAATGGCAAGTTTCAAAGGTTTTGTTGGTGGTTTATTAGACTTTGTAACTCTTGGTGATGATCCAGTAGATAAATTGAAGAAAATGGGTGAGATTGCTGATCCATTAACAAGTGCCGCTGATGCAATGGATAAATTTACACCTGCATTTGAAAAACTTGTTAAAATGGTAGAAGGTGATGAGTTTGAAGATGTGGGTAAAGGTTTCAAAAACTTTTCTGAATATTTTGGTGAAGGTGCAAATAATATTACAAAAGCATTTAAAGGTGGTTTCTTAGGATTTGGTAGTGGATTAGAAGATATTGAACTTGAATCTATGAATCAAGTTTCACAATTAATTGAATCAGTTGCAAGTTTAACACGAGCACAACAAATAGGAAATCTATCATCTGAAAATGCATCTTTAAATAGAGGGGCAATAGCAGGATCTTCACAACCTATGATTAATAATACAGTGACAACTCAAAACAATTCACAAGGTGTCGTTATTAATCGAAGTGTAAACAACGACAACCTTGATACTCGAATTGTAGCTTATTCTTAATACTCTCTAAAAATTAACAGAACGTAATACAGGTTTTCTTGCCACCATCATAAAAGCATTCTTTAATCTTTTATTCAGTTTTTGTTGTCTAGTCATTCTTTTGTCTTTATTTAAATTCATAGTCAATAGATGTACTTTTCTTGTGGGCATGATTAACTCCTGTATTGTTGTGATTAAATGTGAAAACAATTCCTGAACGGAATCGTTAGGTAGGCGATAAGGTATAAACATATAAACCTTTCCGTAATGTAGACCTAAAAGTATTTATGTTATTTTGTTGTTGCGATAAACACACCATTCCAGTCTTTTGGTAATTTCTGTGTCTTCATATATTCGCATCGTTCAATCCACATCTCATAATAATTTATCATCTTTTTATCAAATTCTGTCATTAATTTATTGCATAGTTTAATTGCATCATTGAACTTTTGATTGTGATACAACTCATGCATTTTATTATGTTCTTTTTGTGCCTCATACCAATTATCTTTAACATCATCTAATACAGTGTAGATTCGAATACCTACACTTTTACCTTTCACTGCCAATTCATCAATCTTCAAATAGAAGAAATCGTTTGATGTTGCATCATAGGTATTTTCACCAACTAACAATAGACAACCATATTCTTTACACTTTGATTCAATACGTGCAGCTGTAGATACTGCATCACCTAATACATCATACGAATGTCGTTTTGTTGAACCCATTTCACCAAGATATCCTAAACCTGTATTAATACCTGCACCCATACCAATTGGTGGTCTTCCCTCTGATGTAATAATCTCGTTAAACTTTTCTACGGACTTTAACATATTGAGTCCTGTTTGTACTGCACTCTTAGGATGTTCGGGATCATCATTCGGTGCATTATGTACATGCATCGATGCATCACCAATATATTTGATAATCATACCGTCAGCATCTAAGACAGGTTGTGTAATCGCATCCATATACCCATTCATTAATTTTGTTAAACCTTTGACATCATCACCAAATGATTCACCCAATGGAGTGAAACCACGTAAGTCGGAAAAACAAATGGAGATTTCTCTTTTGGTGCCGTCTTTGATTAGACTTGGATTCTCTTGTAACATTTTAACAACAGTTGGAGAGGCGTAACCAGCAAATTGTTTTTTGATTTTCTGTTTTTCAAAGAACTCCTGAATGAATCGATTGAACACACTGTGCATGGTGATAATCGTTAAAGTGATAATTATCCAAGTAACATCTACAAGTAATAATTTATTACTAAAGAAATAATATGAAGTATAGACAGATGCACCATACAACGATAATATTGATAATCCGATCAACCAATAGGGACTAAATCGAACTAGTACAATGACACTCAAACCCACTAAAAACCCTGCTAGCATCTCTAAAAACCCGCTTAAATTGTGTCTTTGAACTGATTCCCCACTTAATACTGTATCTAATGTTGATGCGGATAACATGTAATCATACTGTTCTCCGGTGGGTGTTGCAATGATGCCTCCAAGTCCTTCAGCAGTCATTCCAATGATAACAGTACGACCTGCAAACTGTGAAAAGTCATTCGAACTGGCGGATATTGTATCATATTTTTTGTTCCAACGCAACCATATTCTTGCGTTTGAATCAGTCTTAATCGGTGAGAATCCAGGCACTCTCATTGCCTCCACACCTGCAGGTCCAGCTTTGATTTGATAACTAGGTTGACCTGTTGCAACTCGTATGACTTCGATTGCCATGGCAGGATAGGTTTCATCACCAATTCTCATAATCAATGGCACTCGTCTGACAACACCATCAATCTCTGGTGCTGTGTTGATGACACCCACTCCGTCTGCAACGTGCAAATCAGGTATTGGTCCTAACATTCCTGGCCATTCAAATAACCAAGGAAGTGGATCACCTATTTTTGCAATACCTCTTGGAACTGTATTCTTATTCGTTTGAGTTGTACCGACTTGTGCAATGACAACACCCATACCTTGGAGTGATTGTGCAAATACTTCATCACCACCTAGTCGATCAGGTTCTGAAAAGAGTATCGGCATCATAATGATACCCACACCTGATTCTCGTAATTTGTAAATTAAGTCAGCAAGAACATCTCGTTTCCAAGGCCATTGTCCGTATTTCTCTATTGATGCTTCATCGATAGTGACAACACCAATATTCGGTGATATCGTTTGTTCTTCAGACTGAAATAGTAAATCGAATGATTTAAGTTTTAAAATTTCTTTAATTTGTGGATTGGTATATCCTAGATAGGTAACAAAAAATAAAGTGACAAAGGCAAATGTCCAGTGTGTAAATATTTTCTTTATCATGGTTGTGTCACCGTCATTGTACACCACTCTGCACCACAATATAATGAACCACTATAAGTTTGTGAATTACCATATTGATAGATGTAAAAAGAACTACCGGTGCCTGTTCCAGCAGTGATATCTAAATCAACTGAATTATAATTTCCATATTGTTCTATTTTCATATCACCACTATCAAAATCATATGTGTTTAAATCTATGGTGTTATCAATACCATCTTGTAATAGATATAAAGTATTATTATCACCTGGTAATGTTATAGTCATTGTGTTTGCAAATACGTTAAATGTTAGTAATAAACTAACGCTGATAAATGTCGATATTATTGACACTGCCATCTCCTACTATAAATTCTCTGATTTGTACATCAGATTGTTCTAAATTAATTATATATTCTGATCTTTTACTTAATACGATACGAACATAGTTATTTGGTCCTTGTCTGGAAAAGATAAAGTTATTGCCATCATCAACAATAATCACACCATTTTCAAGTTGACCTGTTACTTGTTTCTTTTCAACAAACACGTCTGTTAGTTCTGATAGAAACTCTGCAGCTAAAATCTTATTAATTTGATCTAAAATATCTGCTAAGAAATCTTGTGCTAAAAAGTCAATATCTAATTCTGTAAATGTATCTGTTTCTGCTGTTGATAATAAATCTTCATTGAGTACATCAATTTCTAAGAAGTCAATATTTAAAACATCGGCACGTTTTTCTGCATCTTCTCTGGCTTCTTGTTCGTCAAGTTCTCTTGGTGGTGATAGTATAAGTAAATTTGAAATCATACTCTCATCAATATCAACAGAAATGGGTTTAAATGGTTTTGATTCTGGTGCCTCAACTCTTGTTGCCTGAAACGCCTGATTCATTATAACAAAACCTGCATCCGATTCAACAGAGATTTCACCCACTAAACAATTACCGTTTGTATCACAACTTGGTAATAGAATAATTGTTGATCCACCAACCTCATCAACAATCATCGCAAAGTCGGTACCTCGAACACCAATCGTTGCAGTTGGTGTTTGTATCTTTACGTTATCTCGGTGATCTTTTGCAATCTGACCAGATGCATATTTGACTGTACCAAAGGCAGCCGTTAAAGTAAGACCACCTTCATTGTTGGCAGGATCATAAACAAAATCATCTATGACCAATTTAGAATGTTCTGTGATTTC